CAAATTGGAGAACAAATAGGATACCAACATGACAAGACTTAATTTTTCAGAGTATGTAGAATTAAAAGACTACAAAGCATATGAACTTGTGGAGAAGCAAATTCTCTACAACAATGGCGCAAAGTATGGGCAGATTGTGTTCCTTGCTGGTGGCGCAGGTTCGGGTAAAGGGTTTGCTGTTCAGCATTTTATGCAAGGGTCTGAATTTAAAATACGTGACGTTGACGAATTAAAGATTGCATTTCAAAAGTTAGATGCACTTGGTAAATTTACGACTCAAGACTTACTCGACAAATATGGCGACAAAATTTCTGAGAGAGACAAAGACCTTATCAAAAAAGAATTAATTGATAAGAAGTTGAGAATGAATCAATTGGACTTGAAAACTCCAACTCACGTTTACATCTTACACGTTCTTGTTCGTGCGACTGACGTAAAGAACAAGACGTTGGAATTGATGCTTGCTGGCGCTGAAAAAGGGCAATTGCCAAATCTTATTTTTGACAGCACATTCAAAGAAGTTGAAGACATGACAGATGTTCTACCAAAGTTGTTTGCCGCTGGATATGAACCAAAGAACATTCACGTATCTTGGGTTCTAACTAATTATCAGATTGCAATCAAGAACAACAAATCAAGAGCAAGAGTTGTGCCAGAAGACATTCTGCTTGCTACTCATGCTGGTGCGGCACAGACTGTATATAACTTAGTGACAACAGCTATGCCACCATCCGTTCAAGGTGGGGTTTACGTCATTCTAAATAATCCAGAGAATACAATTTTCATTGTCGACCCAAAAACAAATAAAGCATACAAAGACAAGAAAGGTAATCCTGTCATTAAAGACTTTAAGTATTTGACACTTAAAGAACCAGGAAAACCTGCTAAAAAGGAACTAGATGTGAAGAAGCAATTGCTGACTTGGATACGTGATAATGTTCCTCCAGGCGCAGTAGACACATCAGAATTGGATAAGCTATGAAAAAATTTAAAGAGTTTATTCAAGGGACTGCACTCTCGACTGAAGAGTGGGAAGAAGAAGTTTTTGGTCCAGAATTGATTGAAACACTCAAGCAAGTAGATGGCAGATGGGCTTTAGTTTCTAAGAAGACTGGCAAACCTTTACGCTACTATAAAGGCGAAGGCAAACCTTCAGACGAATGGGTTGCTCAACAAGAAAAAGAAATTCAGTACTTTAAGCATATGGGATAATTGATGAGAAACTTTATAGGGCATGACGGGTTTATTTGGTGGATTGGAGTTGTCGAAGATATCGATGACCCGTTAACTTTGGGTAGATGTAAAGTACGTTGTTTTGGATATCATCCAGCTAAAAAAACAAACTTAGTTACGACTGAAGACTTGCCTTGGGCATTAGCAATTCATCCACTTAACACACCAAATCTATATGCACATCCAAACGTTGGTGATTGGGTCATAGGATTTTTCTTAGATGGACCAGCCGCACAAGAGCCTGCAATATTTGGATATCTGCCTGCGATTCCACAAGCGGCATCTGAATATTTTGGTTCTGAGCCAAGCCTAAATAGGAACTTCAGCGATGTTTCTTCAGCAAGTGCAAACAATGTAAAAACTGTTTCTTGGGCATATGAAGGACATAAGATTGAATTTAAGGGTGCATCCGATGATGCATCAAGCAATACGTTAACTATACTTCATAATACGGGAACACAAATAAAAATTGAAAATACAGGAAAAATACTGATAACAACAAACAATGATATTTCGATGACTTCTAATAATGTTTATTTTGATGCAGAAGATGTATTCAGAGTTAACGCAAAAACAATCATTCTAAATGGTTCTGAAAGCGTAACAATGAAAGATTCTGTTGCGGAACACACGCCAACAACAATTGAAGATATTGTCGAGAGATTAGACAACCCAACAACTGCTGTAGTACCTAATACGGCTATTACAGTTATAACATCTATATGATAGGCTACACAGTTAGTGTAACACTTGTCAAGCATTTTGTCAAACTTTTAAAGGATTATTACCATGACTAACCACGAAAACTTAGTGAATTTATTTGAAACTTATGTTGCTGAAAACGACAAATTTCAAAACAAGGGCAACAAAGCCGCAGGCACACGTGCTAGAAAAGCATTAGCAGAATTTACAAAAGCCGCAAAAGAACGAAGAAAAGAAATTCAAGATTCGAAAACGGCAGAACAAACAACATAAATAAAAGAAAAAAATGGCTACCATATTCTTTAAAGATTTACCGCTAGATTTCACGCCACATCCAGTTTCTGGTGATGTTAGACCCATCACAAACGAAACTGCGATTAAGCGTTCTTTGTCTAATCTAATTAAGACGAAGAGGGGAACTCGCCCATTCTATCCAGAATATGGTACGACTATTTCAAATTATCTATTTGAAAATGATAGTGTATTCACACGACATAACATCAAACAAGAATTGACGGAGACTATTGCTAGGTTTGAACCTAGAGTTTCTCTTAAAAACATTCTTGTTGAGAATGATGATTATGGTATAACAATTAAACTAGATTATGTGATTTTAAATGTCGGAAGAGCGTCTTCACTAATAACAACAATTGCAAGGACGGCATAATGGCCTCAGACAATAATTTAAAAGTAGATGAGTTAGATTTTACAGGAATCAAAGCAAATTTTGTAAACTATCTGAAAGCACAAGATGAATTCAGAGATTACAATTTTGATGGCGCTGGCCTTTCTGTCCTATTAGACTTACTAGCTTATAACACTTACTACAATTCTTTCTATCTGAACATGGTTGCGTCAGAGGCATTCCTTTCGACTGCACAAAAGCGAAACTCCATTGTCAATCTTGCAAAATCGTTAAACTACACACCAAGATCAAAGACTGCCGCATCTATTACAGGAACATTAGCATTGACTGTAACTGGTGCGCCATCAACTGTAACTATTCCTGCATACACAGAATTCACAGGTTCAATTGACGGCAAGTCTTATGTGTTTTTAAACACTTCCGCAGTTACTGTAGCAAATAGTTCTGGCACATATTCTTCTTCAGTTACTCTGAAAGAAGGATCGTTTTTATCTAGACGCTATACTGTTAACACCGCAGACTTACAGCAAAGATTTTTAATACCAAATGCAAATATTGATACGACAACTCTTGTTGTTAAAGTATTAAACTCTTCTACAGATAGCACAACCCGTACATTTGTTCAATCAGAAAATCTTGTTGAGATTACAGACATATCTCAAATTTATTTCTTAGAAGAAACTGAAGACGGACAATACGAAATTAAATTTGGCGATGACAGATTTGGCGTAGCACTCAATGATGGTAACATTGTTGTATTTGAATTTTTAATAACATCTGGTGCAGAAGCAAACGACATTCAAACATTATCTTATGCCGGGTCTGTTGCTGGTGTGACGGGTGCAACATTTACATCAACTGATCCTGCGTCTGGTGGTGCTGAAAGAGAATCTACAACTAAGATCAAATTCAATGCGCCAAGATCATATGAAGCACAGAATCGTGCAGTTACAACTGAAGACTACAAAGCACTATTGCTAAAGCAACCAAACGTTGACTCTGTTTCTGTTTGGGGTGGTGAAGACAATGATCCTCCAGTTTATGGTAAAGTTTTTATTGCAATCAAACCAACTGTTGGTGAAGTGTTAACTGCAACAGAGAAAAACAATTTAATTCAAAGTATTATTAAGCCTAAGAAGATATTGACTGTAGCAACAGAAATTGTTGATCCTGAATATTTGTATTTGCTTGTTGACGTAACAACAAAATATGATTCGGATAAAACAAGCGCATCTATCGCAAGTTTAAAATCTATAATTACAGATGTAATCAGCACGTACAATACAGACGAAATCAATCAGTTCTCAAAGTATTTTAGATATTCTAAGTTATCACGTTTGATTGACGTTAGCGAACGTTCAATTTTAAACAGTATCTTAACTTTAAGAATGAGAAAAGAAGTTGACATTCAATTGAATACGCCAACGAAATATACGATTGGTTTCTCAAATGGAATTGACACCACAACTAGTGGGCGTCCATCCTCACATCCATATGGCGTTGGTAACAAAGTCACATCTAATGCATTCTCTTATCAAGGATTCAATAATTGTTTCTTAGAAGAAAACAATGGAATTATGAGAATATATAGAGCAACGACCACAGAAAATCTTGCAGTTCAAATTAACGCTGGCACTTTAAATTATATTACTGGAGAAATTGTTCTCAACAGCTTTGCGCCAACATCATTTGCCGATGGAGGCAATACTCTTAAGCTGACTGCATATCCAGCAGAGAAAGATATTCTGCCATTAAGAAATCAGATTTTAAGCATTCGTGATGAAGATGTATCAGTAACAATGGTAGATGACAAATCAATCAGTTTAGTAAATAGATAAAATGAATGAAACTTTCTTCCAACCTTCATTGAGTGTAGATAGTCTCCTATCTGGAGACTTAGCACAAGATTCGGAAAGATTTTTACTCTTTCTGAAAGCATACTATGAATGGCTTCAGACTACAACAATAACGCTAGAATCGGTATCAGGCACATTCGTGCGTGATGAAGAGGTTGTCGGAGAAAATGGTGCAACTGCTACAATCAAACAAGTTGGCACAAACACATTGGTTGTCAAAACTACAACCAAGAAACCATTCAACTTAACTGAAACTCTTACTGGACAAACGTCTAATGCTACTGCGACAATCAAAGTAGTTAAAGATAACGTAGTTAGAAAAACAGGTAAAATTTTAGACTACAGAAACATTGAGTATTCTGTAGACAAATACATTGAGTATTTGAAAGACGAATTGTTTACGTCTATTCCGATGACAATGTACTCGGACAAGAGACTTGTCGCATTAAAATTTAAAGACTTTTTTGAATCTAAGAGTAATGAAGATTCTTATAAATTCTTATTCAAACTTTTATACAATGAAGACATTAATCTTTACTATCCAGGTGAAGACTTGTTACGTGTCTCTGATGGAGACTTTGAGAAAACTCAAATTGTTCGTGCTGTTGTTACCGATGACGTATTTGATTTTCTAAACAAAACAATTAATGGTGGCACTAGTAATGCCCTAGGTAATGTTGTTGACATTAAACGTTATGTGATCGGTTCAATTGAAGTTGCAGAGATGACGCTGAAACTAGTAAGCGGAACATTCTTAGGTGGCGAATCAATTACCGACATTACAGATGAAACATTAACGACAACATTGTATGGTATGGTAACTGGATTTACCATCAACGATGCTGGTTCTGGATATCAAGTTGGTGATGCAATTGCATTCACCGGCGATGGTTCAGCAGTAGAAGCAGTTGTTTCTTCTATTCAACAATCACCAATTACAGCAATTAATTATAACACGACTGGACATGGATATCGTGTTGGCACAAATGCATCTGTTATCAATAGCGGAACGGGTGGGTCTGGACTGATTGTTAGAGTTACAGAAATCGCAAACACATACACAGTAACTTCAGGCGCAAACACATACACAGTTGGTGAAGCATCACGTGTTCAGATTATCAATCGTGGTAGCAATTACTACAAGAAACCATCAATCACAATTGTAGATGACGTAATTCAATCTATTGGTATGTTGTCTGAGAATCTAATCACAATTGTAAGTGGTGGTTCTAATTATGGTGTTGGTAATACAATTACATTCACTGGTGGCTCTGGTGCAAATGCAACAGGTATTGTTGCTTCAGTTACAGAGGCTACTTCATACAATTTATTGTTTGAAGATGGTGATAAAGTTATCGGTGAGACTGGCAAAGATGTTGTCAAGAATGAAGATTGGGTTCCAATTGGTCCTATCGCAAGAGTTGAGTTAACAAATTTCGGTACAGGATATACAAATTCCACTTTACCTACAAGTGTAGTAGTGAGTTCGACAACAGGTTCTAGTGCAAATCTTGTAGTTACGGGAATTCAAGGAACAAGCGCAAACGTTACAATTGACGAAGTAAACAACATAACAGGTATTGGTTCAATCCGTGCGATTGAAATTAAAAACTTTGGTGTCAACTATACTTCAGCAAATGCTAACTTGACTGCGATTGGTGATGGCAACGCAAACGTTAGCGTGACTGTATCTGGTCTTGGTGTCAAAGAAGGTAATTGGGTTACCGATGATGGTAAGATTGACTACAAGAAAATTCAAGACTCATATTATTATCAAGACTTCTCATACGTAATACGAAGTGGTTTAGTCTTTACTAAGTATAGAGACACAATTAAAAATATTATTCACCCTGCTGGCTTGCAAGCATTCGGTGAAATTCTGATTCAAACTGTATTGGATGTTTCTCCAGTTATTAGTAGCACAGTTGAATCATTGGCAAATGTCAATGAGTACATTCTTTACATTCTCGAAGAATTTAATGTTGAGCCAAGTATTGCACAATCTAGATATGCTAGAATTATCAGTAGTGTCGCAAATACAAGTTCTACGTTACTTTCAAATAGAGAAGTTCAAGTACATATTGCGCCAACTAAATTAGAGACTACATCATCGTTTACCAGAACGTTTGAAGTTAGAAGAGAAACAATATTTGATACTTCACACGACATTGCAGTTCGTCAGTATAAGTTAGAAGTTCCTGCAATCGAATTTGCCGCATACGCAACTCAGTACGGTGACTTGGTTATTGCTGATTATGCAAACACGTTAATTTCTGCATTTTCAGCATTCTCGTTCGATTCATTCTTTACTTCTGATCCGAAAACAAGTAGTGAATACGTTAAAAACGTTAAGATTACTGGAACAGTTACATTCTCCGGTAATACTGTTATTGGCACAGGAACAAACTTTTCCAGCAACTTCTCTGTCAACGATTCTTTTATTGTCAATGACGAAAAATTTATTGTTAAGAGTGTCGCAAATTCAACGTACTTACAGGTTAACGTAAACCCAGTAGGTTCTTATACAAATGTTTCCGCATACAAACAAGAAGCGGCTTAAAAAAATTATAAATACTACAGTTAAAAATAGTTTCAACGAACAAATTTCAGTAAAGGGAAAAACATGGCTTCCATAGTAACTAGCAAATTCAGAGTCCACAATGCACAGCAGTTCGTGGAGTCTTTCTCAGAAGCGGCAAACACTACAATGTATCTGTTTGTTGGCAAAAATACTGCTTTTGCAGACGATAACAACCCACCTACTCCAGTAAATTCTACTGCAAATATCGAATTTACACCTTGGCGTGATATGTTCGGTGCAAAAAGAATTCAAACATCCGATGTGACACATGCAATTCCCCGTCATAATTGGACTTCTGGAACGATTTATGACTTCTACGATGACCAAGACACAAATTTATTAGAAGATGACTTCTATGTTTTGACTGAAGACTATAATGTCTACAAATGTCTTTGGAACGCATCAGGTGCGGCATCTACGACAAAGCCAACGGGTGTAAGCACTACACAGTTTACGACTGCTGACGGATACATTTGGAAATACTTGTACACAGTTACTACAGCAAATGCGCTTAAGTTTTTGACAAACGATTATATTCCAGTTCAAACATTAGCATCTGACGATGGCACAGATCAATGGGACGTTCAAGCGGCCGCAATCGATGGTGGTGTTCACGTTGTTAAAGTAACTGGTGGTGGTTCTGGATATGGTTCTGCACCAGCCGTTACGATTACTGGTGATGGTACTGGCGCAACTGCTAACTCCACAATCTCTGCTGGCGCAGTTACCGCAGTTACAATTACAAATCCTGGTACAGGATATACTAGAGCAACAGTAGAATTTGCATCTGGTTCGGCTACAGCAACAGCAATCATTTCACCAAAGGGTGGCCATGGTGCAAATCCAGTTGAAGAATTGGGTGGCAAATATGTTATGATTAACTCTCGTTTAGATGGTAGCGAATCAAACACAATTTCTACAGCTAACGAATTTAGACAAGTTGGTTTGGTTAGAGATCCATATCTTTATGGCACAACAACCCGTGCAACAGGGTCTTCTTATAGACAAACATTCAGATACACAGTATCAGGTTCTGGCAACTTTACATTAGATGAAGTTGTTACAAGCGGTAGCAATACGGCATTTGTTGTTGAGTGGGATGCAACAAATAATTATCTATATACTACAAGACCAGTCAATCAAGTATTTGCAAATGCCGCAACTGTTACTGGTGGAACATCAGGTACATCTCGCACAATTACTGCAATCAGTACACCAAGTTTAGATTCATATTCTGGTGACTTGTTGTATGTTGAAAATCGAGTACCTATTGCAAGAGCAACAGATCAAATCGAAGACGTTAAACTGATTATTCAATTCTAAATTAAAAAGAAATACAAATGGCAAATCCAGGCGGTGTAGACTTAAATACAAGTCCGTATTATGACGACTTTGATGAAGACAAAAAGTTTGTAAGAGTTCTGTATAGACCAGGTCGTGCTGTTCAGGCTAGAGAATTATCTCAAGCACAAACACTACAGCAGTCACAGGTAAAACGTTTTGCAGATTACTTTTTCAAACAAGGCGCAATTGTTGATGGTTGTGAGCAAACCCTCGACTTAAATATGCAATACGTCAAACTTCAAGCTACCTACAATGGTGCTGAAGTTGACGTTACAGATTTTGAAGGCGCTAATCTTTTTGGTGCAAATACGGGTCTTAAAGCGTATGCAGGACTTGTTGAAGATGTTTCGGGTACTGACCCTAAAACATTATTCATCAACTACTTAAGTTCTGGTGCAATTGTTCTAACAGTTAATACTGCACCGTCAACATTGACTGTTGGTAATACAATTACATTCTCAACAGGCAATACTGCCACAATTCAAGCATTCTATACCGACCCAATTACAGCAGTTCCTAAAATTTACGTTTCAAACGTAACAGGAACACTAACTGCAACAACTGCAAATACTGTAGCGAACACTGGCGCAACAGTCATATTGAATGTTACATCAGTTGTCGATAAGAGAGCAAACACAACTTTTGACAATGGTGAATTGTTGTTTACCTCGGCAGTTTCTGGTCGTGCATATGCAAATGCCGCATTGACAGACGCAACACAATATGTTGTTGACGAAGGATTGTCAACCGAAGAAACATTCACTAAAGGTTCTAAGATTACCGTATCTGATGGTGTAGTTTATCTTGCAGACCACTTTGTTAAAAATACTTCTCAGACATTGATTCTCGACAAGTACACAAACAGACCAACATACAAAGTTGGATTTGTTCCAAGCAAATCTTTTGTTGACTACATTGCAGATAATACATTAGTTGACAATGCACAAGGAACGCCAAACTATCTTGCACCAGGTGCGGATCGTTTGAAAATTGATACAGTTCTAACTAAACTTGTTCCTGGTGAGACTACAGACGAAACAGAATTCGTAAGTCTAACAGAAATTGAAGATGGTATCACAAAGAAGAGAGCAGTCAATACTATCGACAGTAAGCTAGAAGAAGCGATTGCAAAGCGCACATCCGAAGAGTCTGGCGACTACACATTGTCTGATCCGAAAATTAACGTTCGTGAACATCTAAGTCAAAATAGTAATGGTGGTAGATATACTTCTGGCAATGGCGGCAACAACGAATTGTTGTTGATTGAGGTTGACCCATTGACTTCTTACGTTTCTGGTTACAGAAGCGAATTGCTTGTTAAGAAAGAAGTTGAAGTCACTAAGGGACTAGATACAAAATATGTTGAACAAACTAAAACTCAAATCAACTTTGGTTCTTATATCGAAGTTAAAGAATTAGTTGGTATGTTCGACTTCATGGAATCGACACCTGTTGATCTCTATGATACAGCACAACAAGTTATTACAAATATGGGATACTCTACTGGTAGCCCAACAGGTACTGCAATCGGTACTGCAAGAATTCGTTCAATTGAATATGTGAGTGGCACACCAGGAACATCAGACGCAAGGTACTATGTGTACATGTATGATGTTA